ACGATTGAATATTTGGGCTGTTCTATAAGTGAGTATTGTGGCTATTTAGAATCGAAGTTTGACGATAAGATGAACTGGAATAACCAGGGAACATATTGGCACATTGACCACATCATACCTGTTTCTTCATTCGATTTTAACAACGAAGATGAGCTATACAAATGTTTCCACTATACAAATACTCAACCTATGGAAGCCCTTGAAAATAGGATTAAAAGTGATAAAATGATTTAAATATTTTATAGAACATTTTATTGTACGTATTACCAAAATATATAAGTTTTTAAAATCAAATTATGAGTTCAAAACATCACAATGACCCTGTATTTAAGGGTAAGAGGGTTCCAAAAAATCCAATTAAGTTTAAGATTACATTAAACGAAGAACAAAAAGAAGCAAAACAACAAATTCTAGATAATACATTAACCATCCTAGCAGGTTCAGCAGGTTCGGGTAAAACATTACTCTCATGTCAAGTAGCACTTGATGGGTTGTTTAGAAAGCAATATGAAAAAATAATTATCACACGACCAACCGTATCTAAAGAGGACATTGGATTTTTACCCGGTGATCTGCGAGAAAAAATGGATCCATGGGTGCAACCAATATACCAAAATATGTTTTTGTTGTATGATAAAGCTAAAATTGAAAAATGTATAGCTGATGGTCAAATAGAAATAGTACCTGTATCATTTATGAGAGGTAGAACATTCCTAGATAGTATTGTTATAGTAGATGAAGCCCAAAACGTTACACACGATCAAATGCAAATGATAGTAACTAGAATTGGTTTACGTTCAAAAATGATAATTTGTGGTGATGACCACCAAGTAGATTTAAAATCCAGAAAAGACTCAGGATTTAGATTTTTATACACAGCCGCTAGAAAAATTAAAAATATGGTAGGTATTACTTTAAAACAAAACCATAGAGATCCAATCGTAGAGGGATTAATTGAAATGTATGAAGATGCAGAAGAGCGTGGTATAACCGGAGGGAAAAAGAAATAATCACACTCCCCAAATAGGAACGTTTTTCCTCAATATTTATAATAAAAATAATACTATGGCAAACATTCCTATATGGCCTGGAACTTCAACATTCACACCAGGTTCAACACCTTTTGGATTTTATGATGCTGATGCTGATTTTATATTAGATGCTGACAAGGTAGCAAAATTTTGTGCCCAAAGGCTAGGATATCCTATTGTAGACATTGAATTACAAGATATCCAATTCTATACAGCTTTTGAAGAAGCAGTAACTACATACGGTAATGAATTATATGCTTATAAAATTAGACAAGATTATTTGTCTTTAGAAGGTGCATCCTCAACAACAAACCTAAATACAGCACTTGTAACACCAAATTTAGCAAATGTAATCAAAATATCAGAACAGTATGGAACTGAAACAGGTACAGGGGGTAATACAGATTGGCATACAGGTTCTTTAGCCCTAACTGCATCAGTTCAAACCTACGATTTAGGTAAATGGGCTGAAGATAATTTAGGTGTTAGTGGTAGTGATTTTGAAATAAAAAGAGTATTTTATGAAGCACCACCTGCAATAATTAAATATTTTGATCCGTACGCAGGTTCAGGTACAGGGGCGATGAATATGATGGATTCATTTGGTTGGGGTGAATATTCACCAGCAGTTAACTTTATGTTGATGCCTATGAATTTTGACATACAAAAATTACAGGCTATTGAGTTAAATGATCAAATAAGAAAATCAAACTATTCATTTGAAATTCAAAATAACAAATTAAGATTATTTCCTATCCCTAAAAATGATTTAAATGAACTACACTTTCAATATTTGTTAAAATCAGAAAGGTTAGCTAATAGCATAACCCCTACAACAGATACAATTACTAATGTATCCAATGTACCTTACGCTAATCCAACGTATGCTCAAGTGAATTCTGTAGGTAGAAGTTGGATATTTGAATACGCTTTAGCATTAAGTAAAGAAATGTTAGGGTATGTTAGAGGAAAATATTCTACAATACCAATCCCAGGGGATAGTGTTACAGTAAACTCAGCAGATTTAATATCAGCCGCAACAAACGAGAGAACAGCTTTAATAGAAAGGTTAAGAGCATATTTTGATGAAACTTCTAAGGAGAAGTTAATGGAGAGACGTTCATTAGAAACAGATTATTTAAAGAAAGAACTTACAGAAGTTCCAAACGTAATTTACATAGGATAATATGGCACTTTTTGGAGGAGCAAGAGACATCAGTCTATTCAGACATTTGAATAGAGAATTAATGGGAGAGATAATCACCCAACAGTGTGCTTTCTACAAATATAAACTTGAGGAAACGAAAGTAAATATTTATGGTGAAGCTGCTGAAGAAAAATATTATATGGGTCCTGTTTTGCTTAACTGTCTAATAGAGAGACCAGATCAAGATTATCCTGAAACTGACCTAGGTACGGATTTTAGTTGGGGTGCAACATTTAAATTTTTACGTGACGATTTATTAAATAAAAACGAAGAATTTAATGTAGATACAAATATTTATGGGGCTGACTTGGTTCCTGAAGTGGGGGATATTATATTATATCAAGAAGGATATTACGAGGTAGATAAAACAACATCTAATCAATACTTTTTAGGTAAAAACCCAGATTACCCAAATAATACTAACCCACTTAACCCTGGATTAGAAAATTTTGGTTCAAGTATTTCAATTGTTTGTGAAACACATTACGTACCTGCAGATAAAGTAGGAATTACTCAAGAAAGATTAATATAATGGCTGAAAGAGGAAAAAAACCAATACCAAAAACACAAAGGGAACTTAGTAAATCTCTTCAGGAACCTTATGTTAATCCAGAAACTGGGGAAACTAGAGGTAACCCAAATGATTCATCATTTGATCCTAAAAATAGAGGTAACCATGTATCATTTAAAGGTGACACAACAAAACCATTTAGTTTAGGCTTTAAAGAAATTGATGAAGCTATATTTTATTATGTTGAAAATATAATCAAACCAACAGTTCAACAAAATGGTGTAGTCCAGAAAGTACCTATAATATATGGTTCACCTGAAAGGTGGAAACAAATACAAAAGGACGGATATTATAGGGATAAAAAAGGTAAAATAATGATGCCTTTAATTACATTTAAACGTAATAATATTGAAAAGAACAGAACTGTAACCAATAAATTAGATGCTAATTTCCCAAACAATATTAGTGTATTTGAAAAACCATATTCATCTAAAAATGCATATAGTAATTTTAATTTACTTAATAATAAAAAACCAATAAAACAATATTATGCTGTTGTTGTACCTGATTATGTAACAGTTACATATGATTTTATAATTTCTACTTACTATGTTGAACAATTAAACATATTAATAGAAGCTATGAATTATGCTTCGGATTCATATTGGGGAGATCCTGAAAAGTTCAAATTTAGAGCAAGAATAGATTCATTTGCAACACCTATTGAAGTCCAAACTAGTGGTGAAAGGGTAGTTAAGTCTACATTTTCTTTAAAAATACACGGATATATTGTACCACCAACTATTCAGAAAGAATTAGCATCCATAAAAAAGTATTATGGTCCTAACCAAATTACATTTAACTACGAAACCACATCCAATATAAAAGATATATAAAAAATGATAAAAAAAGTTTTAACACAAGAAGAAATTCAACAAGTTACAAAATTAAGAGAAGAATTTAACTCATTAACAATTTCAGCCGGGGAGATAGAAATGCAAATTATCAATCTACAATTACAAAAAGAAAAAATAAAAGATAATTTCATAAAACTCCAAACCCAAGAATCAAAAGTTATCAATGAGTTAGAGAATAAATATGGGAAGGGAACAATTTCATTAGAAACCGGTGAATTTATTTCAAATTCATAATTTTTTGAATTCCCCTCACATATTTATTATCAAATAAACATAATATTAATATAACAATAAAATGGCAGAAACATTAATTTCACCAGGGGTATTAACAAGAGAAAACGATCAATCTCAAATTACCTCTCAACCAGTTCAAGCAGGAGCAGCTATTGTTGGTCCTACAGTGAAAGGTCAAGTAAACATTCCTACAATAGTTACATCATATAGCGAATATTTAGCAAATTTCGGTAGTACTTTTGAAAGTGGGTCAGATACCTACTCATTCTTAACATCAATCTCAGCATATAACTATTTCCAGAATGGTGGAGAATCATTATTAGTAACAAGAGTCCAATCAGGAACTTTTACATCAGCAACATCTTCATTTGTATCTGGAACTATTGCTGAACAAGCAAATAATATCTTTACGTTGGAAACAATTGGTGAGGGTATTAATATGAATAGTACTTCAACAGAAACTTCAACAGGAGCTTTACCAAGTGGTTCATCCGATAATATCAGATGGGAAATTGTTAGCCCTAACAAAGCAAAAGGTGTATTTTCTGTAATAATCAGAAGAGGAGACGATGTAACTAAATCAAAATCAGTATTAGAATCATTTACAAATGTTTCATTGGATCCAAAACAATCTAACTATATAGCTAGAGTAATAGGAGACCAAAAACAAGTAATGAG